CTGCCCTAGACTTTTACGATGAAATAGTCGGAGTAATGTTATTTGAATAAAAACTAAGCCGCCTGTAAGGGTGGTTGTTTTTAGTTTTGGAGGGGCACTATGGATTGGTCGCAGGACCTTGAGGGGAAAAAGTGCATATCAACTGGTGCCTTATGTGAGATTCTTGGGGTTACGAAACAGTCTCTCAATTACTGGGAACAACAGGGTTGTCCTAAGGTGGCACATGGCTGGTGGTGTATTGCCGAGGTGTTGCGTTGGCGTGGTTTGGTTGGGCCGGGCGTTAGGACCGAGGGTGAAGCCTATGAACTGACACATAAGGAACAGAAGACTAAGGCGGAAGCGGATCTTAAAAAAATCCAAGCCGCAACGGCGGCGCTTAGACTTTCCGAAATTAAGGGTAAGTTTATTACTGTAGAAGAAGTCAATGAGACATTGACAGATTTCTTTGCCGTACTTAAAAAATCTCTTTTAAGTTTGAACCGGAAAATATCGCAGGAGGTTATGCCATTTGTCGGTCCAGCGGTTGCCAGGACGGTAGAACGGGTGGTGATGGAAATTGTTAATGACGCCCTTAAACAAATCAGTACCGACGGTCAATACACGCCGCCGCGCAAAAGAAAAACCAAACATTAAATGGCCCGAGTGGCTTGCCCACCGGCTTGAGGTGCTCAAACCGCCGGAAATTATGACGGTCAGCGTTTGGGCTGATAAGCATCGGGTGCTGGACGGACGAGCGTCAGCAGAACCAGGCAAATGGAATACCAATAAAACACCGTACTTGCGCGGTATCATGGATGCCTTCTGTGATTTAGATATTGAAGATATTACCTTTGCTAAAGGCTCGCAAATTGGCGGAACAGAAGCGGAATATAACATGCTCGGGTTTGCCATTGACCAAGACCCCGGTCCCGCCCTAATTGTTTATCCAACAGATAAACTGGCCGAGTTTTCTTCAGAAAACCGAATCGAACCCATGATATATAAATCACCTGTGCTGGCAGAAAAATATAATAAACGCGCTTCGGAAAAACTGGAACTGCAGCTAACGGATATGTATGTTGCGCTTGTCGGGGCTAATTCTCCATCCAATCTAGCTTCAAGGCCAGTGCGCTACGTATTTTTTGATGAGATAGACAAGTTTCCCAAATGGACCGGTGGAGAAGCCAACCCGATCGCACTGGCCATTGAAAGAACCAAAACCTTCCACAACCGTAAGATTGTGAAAATATCTACACCCACGCTTGTTTATGGTAACATTTGGCAGTCATATCTTGCGGCTGATGTAAAATATAAATATCATGTCCCCTGTCCCCAGTGCGGCTATCGACAAGAAATCAAATTCAAGCAGATAAAATGGCCGGAAGGGGCGGATGGACAAAGTGTGCGCGGGGCTGCCTGGTATGAATGCGTTGATTGTGGTGCTGCGCTGTATGACAAAGATAAAATGTCGATGCTGCGTGCCGGCCAATGGGTAACGAAGGACTCTGTTCCTGAAGGACTACGATCCGTTGCCTTTCATCTATCATCCATCTACTCTCCGTGGTTGTCGTTTGGGGATATTGCCTCTCAATTCCTGAAATCGAAAGAATATCCGGAGCTATTGATGAACTTCATTAACTCATGGTTGGCCGAACCTTGGGAGCCAAGGTCTAGCAAAATGCAGTCAGACATCGTGTTAGCCAAAGCGTGGACAAATGAACGTGCCAAAGTGCCAGAAGAGGCCCAACTACTTACCATGGGCGTTGACGTACAGCTTAATCACTTTTGGTGGTCGGTGCGGGCATGGGGGCCGGACTTAACCTCTTGGCTGGTAGATTACGGCCGGGCAGAAACCTGGACTGCCATTGAGGAGATTCTCAACCAAAAATATGTTACATGTGAGGGAGAAATCAAAGAGATTAATTTGGCTTGCATCGACTCTGGGTTTAATACGGATGAAGTATATCAATTTTGTGCGAGAACCCCAGGACTTTGCCTACCGACCAAGGGCAGTTCACATGCCATGACCAGCCGCTATCGAGTCACGATCATTGATAAGGGCATTGGCTATGGTCTTCGGTTATATTTGTTTGATACCGGCCAGATGAAAGACTTTATCGCTGGCCGCTTGACGTTTGAACCGGGGACACCAGGTGCCTGGCATGTTTTTGCCGGTTGCGGGCGTGACTACGCGGATCAAATTTGTGCAGAACAGAAGGTCGAAGTTAAAAACGGCACACGCATAACCTATGAATGGCAAAAAATCAGCTCCCATGCAGAGAACCATTACTTAGACTGCGAAACCAACAATACTTTGGCGGCGGAAATATTAGGTGTGAGGTATTTACAAAACTCTCCTATTATAATGCACCAACCTGAGGTGCAAGCATCAGACAGAATCGCGTGGCTTGGAGATACAAGTAACTGGATAAAAAAATGATAAGATGACACAATTAATAGGTTTTTCTGGCTGGTAATTGGCCCATAAAGTTATTCACGGAACTTTGATGGTGCTAAAGGACATTAAGCGCCTTTACGCGGCGCAGATTGTAGACTATACATAAGGGTTTCTTCTTGGACATTTCTACCGTGCTTCAATGGCTCATTCCCAAGCCTCCTTAATTCTCTGCATTTGCTAAGGATTTACCTATGCTTGTATAATGGTAAAAATACTAGGAAGGAAATTTAAATGAAGTTTCAAATTACACCTACAGCAAAACACCTAATTTTAAATCGAGGTTGCCAAATAATGTTGAGTATAGAAAAAGAGCAATGTTACGCCTGTGCTGGTGAAGTTTCAGTACCTTACTTATCTGCACGATTAGGAAAGCCCAATGATTCGCAAATAAGTGAATATAAAATAATCTCTGAAGATGATATTAGTATATATGTGAATAATGGATTCGATAAATTTGATACGTCGGTTACACTTGCTATTGAATTGAGCGATTCACATAAAGAAACTCTAGCTATATATGGACTAGTAATATAACTTTTTAGATAAGACGGTTTTCATAACATTCTCGGATGGTGCTACTGTGCTTTGTATACGCTTATTGACCTATAGTTTAATAAACACGCTAATTGCCGCTTGTTTTAATACAAGACGGCTTTTATTTTTAATAGGGGGTGATAGATACATGAGTATTGTACAAGAGTTATTAACTCAGGTTGAAACAGCAATCGCTAATCTTTTAACTGGTGCTGAAGAAATCTCGATTAGCTCCCGCAAATACCGGAAAACCGATCTAGATAAACTTAGAGTCATGCGTAAAAATCTTCAGGAAGATGTTTTCTATGAACAAGTATCAGCAGGTGGCACAACACGTGCTTATGCTGCCTGGCCAACACGTCGAGGAGGTATTCCACCGTGGACTTCGGTAAATCCATCGAACGAATCGTAGGCTGGATCTCACCAAAAGCTGCCTTTGAACGACAAGCCTACCGCGAGGCACTTGAAGTGAAAGAGCGCCAGCGAGAACAGCGACGTAATTACGATGCGGGGATGTTGAACCGGTTTAATAATCGCTGGAATGCCGCCTGGGGCAGCGGCGAACTGGTGGATAAACCGTATCGTCAGCGTCTTTTATTAATTGCTCGCGACCTTGAACGTAACAATGACATTGCGAAATCCATTATTAACCCCTTCGAGCGTAATGTCGTTGGTCTTGGCATTAACGTCCAAGCGAAAACGGAGGATGATGGACTAAATCAAGAATTCGAATGGGTATGGTCAGAATGGTGTGAGCAGGCAAATGGTGATGTTACAGGCCAACTAACCTTTATGGAAATACTTCGCATGATGCTTAGACGTACCATAATTGACGGTGACATCGCCGCTATCGAGGTCTATGATCCTAAAGCCTCGTTTATTCCCTATCGACTGCAACTCATCGAAGCCGATATGTTTGATACAACCCTGTTTGAGAACAGTCAAAATGGCAATCGAATATATAGCGGCGTTGAAGTCGATAGTATTCTGCGACCGGCAGCGTATTGGTTCAGGCAATCGACGCTCGACTATTATCTATACAACATAGAATCCATGAGAATTCCCGCCGAACAGGTGATTCATCTCTTTACCAAGCAGCGAGTTACTCAGGTGCGGGGGATATCTCTTTTGGCATCAAGTATTGAATCAATCCAGGATATAGGCGATTACCTTGAAGCCGAGCGGGTCAAGGCCCGGATATCCGCCTGTTTTGCAATGTTCATCGAAACAACGCCGCAGGGAGTTATGGGACGGACCGGTCAAATGCAGATGGATTATCAGAAACGGAGACGTGATTACTTAGAGCCGGGAATGCTGGAATATCTCCTTCCCGGCGAATCCATGAATGTGGCCAGTCCCTCGGGGATAAACACCAACACCCGCGATTTTGTCCAGACTAACTACCGCATAGCCTCCGCCGGACAGGGTTTAAGCTACGAAGCTACAAGCCGCGATGTGTCACAGGTGAGTTATTCATCTGCCCGGCATAGCGCTTTGGAAGACCGAAGAGCCTACCAGCCGGTGCAACAGTGGCTTATTGAGCATTTCTGCCGACGTGTGTATAAAAGGGTCATCACTTCAGCGGTGTTATGCGGTCGCCTGAACATTCCAGACTTCTTTACTCGGCAAAGCGAATACTTAAAACACAAATGGCTGCCGCCTGGCTGGGATTGGGTGGACCCCTTGAAAGATGTAACCGCAAGCAAACTAGAATATGCCATGGGACTCACCACCTTGGAACAGCTTTGCGCGGAACAAGGCAAAGATTACAAAGATATTATCGCCCAGCAAGCCAAAGAACGCGCACTTCTCAAGGTAAATGGCATCAACATTGACGCAGCCACCGGAGTGGTGAAGGTCCAAGTAAAGGAGGAAAACAGTGGAGATGGAGAAAAAAATTCAGCAGCGAAGGATGAATCAGACGTTTTACCGTGATGCGGCGATTGAACTTTCAAGTATTGACCCTGAAAGCCGTGTCGCTGCAGTATCATTTTCCAGTGACCAGCCGGTAGAACGTTACGACTGGTGGGATGGCAAATACAATGAGATACTTGGCCACGCTAAAGGCAATGTCGATCTCTCGCGGCTTCGTGAAATCGGCGTTGCCTTATTTAATCACAATCCAGCTCAGCCTATTGGTAAGGTGCTTAGCCCGGTTATTGACAGTAAAAGCAGGAAAGGTACGGCCATCATCCAATTCGACAGTGACGAAGCTAGTGATGTTATTTATCAGAAGGTACTGAGTGGAACCTTAAAAGGTGTATCTGTTGGTTACCGGGTGACGGATTGGGAGTCGGTTGACGTTGGCGAAACCTCAAGCGACGGGCTTTATCCAGGCCCCTGCGAAATCGCGCGAAACTGGGAGCCGTTCGAAATCAGTATTGTCAGTGTACCGGCTGATTCGACTGTGGGCGTGGGACGCAGTATGGAGGAGGTTGAGCAAAAACTAAGTGTAGTAATTGAAAAAATAGTAGATAGAAAACTGACTAATCGAGAAGCTCCACCGGTAAACGAACCGGCTGGGGCCATTTTATTGCCGGAAATAAGCGAAGTCCGGCAAGTAAAATCAGAAGGAGGACAAGACATGGCAGATAAGCCTAACCAAACCGAGGTGCCTACTATCGACGAGAGGGCCATCCGCGAGGAAGCAGCACGAAAAGAACGTGCCAGAGTAACCGAAATTCGCGCAATGTTTCAGTCATTTGCTGATCAAATCGGTTTAAAAGAAGATGGGTTTATTGATAACGAGGTAACTGTGGAAGAAGCCCGTAAAGCTATTATGGAGGATATCGCTAAACGAAAAGCTGCCCCTGTTTCCCAGACGCCTGAAATCCAATTTGTTGCCGATGAAGAAGATAAATTCCGGGCAGCAGCTGTGGATGCGCTGGCTTGGCGGTCGGGATTAAAACAGGCCAAACCGGCACCTGGTTTTGAGGCGTTGCGCTGTGTCAACTTGGTGGATTTAGGCCGTCTTGTGTATGAAAGAAGCACGGGAAAAAGATTTCAATCCTTTGACCGGGACCTCTTGGTTCGAGAAATGGTCCAGTCGTCGGTGTTTTCATACATACTGCAAAACGTCGCCGATAAAGCCATGCAAAATGCGTATCAGCTTGCACCGGTTACCTATCCGGTATGGACAAAACATGGAGTACTGAATGACTATAAACCTGCACTTCGGGCGCAACTTTCAGAAGTGCCGCTTTTAGAAAATGTCGGCAAAGGGGCGGAATACAAATTAATTACTCTGACAGATGCTGGTGAATGGATTCAATTATCGAAGCGAGGTAACTTGTTCACAATTACTCGTGAGGATATTCTAAACGACGATATGCATGCCCTAGTAGACTTCCCGGCCCGATGGGCTGCTGCCGCGCGGATGACGATTAATCAGGATGTGTACACCGTATTAAACTCTAACCCTACCATGGGCTATGATAGCACCGCCTTATTTGCCAATGCCCACAGTAATATTGCGACCGCAAATAAAACAGCGCCGTCGAAGGCCTCCTTACAGGCGGCCATCCAGGCTATGATGCTGCAAACCGGCCTAAAAACTAGTATTCCGTTGAATGTCCGGCCTAAATTCCTGTTAAGCCCGGTTGCGTTGATGTTTGGTGCTAAGCAACTGCTGCAATCCACCGCTGATCCGACCGCATCGAATGCGGGGGCCGTCAACGTGCTGCAGGATATTGTGCAGTTGGTTACCGACCCTTTACTGGATGCTTCCAGCAGCACCGCCTGGTACTTGGCCTCTGACCCATCGATCACAGATACTATCGAGGTCGCCTTCCTAAACGGCCAGGATTCGCCGTATATTGAACAGCAAAATGGCTTCCAAGTGGATGGCTTTACCTATAAGATCCGAATTGAATATGGAGTTAAGGCGCTTGACTGGAGAGGGTTGTTTAAAAATCCTGGTGCATAATGAGCGTTGCGAAAACACTAAAAAAGAGAGGTGAAAAAATAAATGTCTATCCAATGTACGTACTATCAAGAAGGGAATATTATTGATTATACCAATACTGGTTCTTCGGCATTAAGTGCTGGAGACCCGGTACCTATGACGGATGCTTTTGGCGTTGCAGTGTATGGAATTGATGCCGGGGATACTGGCCCCGTGGTAGTCAGTGGAGTTTTTATTGTGACTGTAGATTCAACCGTGTCTTATGCTGCCGGTGATAAATTGTACTGGGATGCCACTAATAAGCTGTTTACAACCAGCACAACCAGTACCACTTACGCTGGTTATGCGGCAAAGGAGAAGGCTGTCGGAACTTCCGTGGGTTATCTAAAGTTAAATTACTAAAATATGAGACTTTATTGGTACCTATTTCTTTAGTCGGAGGTATGTATGGCAGTATATGTATACGGAGTGCTGGCCAATAGGCCGCCTATTCTACAAATTACTACGTCACTAATCACTGGAACAACGGAGGATACCTTAACCTTTTCCGGTGCAATGACTCGCCTGGTTGTAAAAAATACTGGCACCGCAGCGTTAACTTTTAGTGTAAATGGTGCTGCAAGTTTAACTGACAGTGTAGAAGCGGGAGCTACTCTTGATGATTCCTTTTTGGAATTTAATAGCCTTGTGCTAAGCGGAACAACAGGCTCGAGTTATACGGTGATGGTGGGGTGATAGTATGACGCTAAAATCACAAATCTTGGCCGATACGGATATTTTCTTAAACACAGACGAGTTTGCCGAGGTGTGCAGCGTTGAATTGAAGGGCGTGACCTACAATATCCCCGCTGTAATTAGTATGGATGAAAGCCTTGCTTTTGCTAAAGGGTGGGAGGGCGTTTACCAGAGTAATGTAATTGTGTCTTTTCGAACCTCTGATGTGGCAAGCAAACCGGTCAGAAATCAAATTCTTATTCTGAACGGTAAAAGCTATGTGGTTACCGATTGTCAGGAAGAAATCGGGATGCTTGTCGTAAAATTGGAGGTGCCGGAAACATGATCGAGTTAAACGCCGAGGGAATCGCTAAAGCACATGTGCTTCTTAGCCATATTGAAAACGGTGCGTCTAAAGCAATTTCAGCGGCGTTAAATCGAACGGTCGACGGTGTGAAAACCGATGTTACGAGGAAAGTAGCTGAGACTTATGACATTAAGGCCAAAGATGTTCGGGCAAGCTTGAAGGCTCAGAAATCAACTATGGCCACTCTTAACGCAAGCGTTAGTGGAAAGGGAAGTCCCATCCCGCTAATAAAATTTAGAGTAACTCCGAATAAATTGGGACAACAAAGAACAGGTACAGTACTCAGGGCTTCGGCTAAGCGCTCGGGAGGTAAGCCGATTCCCGGGGCATTTTTGGCCCAATTTAAAAGCGCCCATATCGGGGTTATGCAAAGAGTAGGCAAAAACCGCTTACCTGTTAAAGAATTGTACGGGCCAGCAGTTCCTCAGATGATGAGCGAAAATAAGGTTCGGCAATATGTAATGGATGGAGCCAATGATCGTTTTGAAAAACGTCTGGACCACGAAATAGAAAGGCTATTAAATAAGGGGTGATAATTTGCTTGATCCATTACTGTTAGACAGCTTGGCCGATTTTCTGACTAAAAAAGTAGCTGATTATACTGTTGAGGATGAGAACAAAACCCTGTGGCCGTTTACGGTGGTACGGGGTTTTTTACCGCCTAAACGGACGGACGAAACTGAAGACTATGAAAAGTTTTGTATTCTGGTCCGTTACGATGATGGTGAAGCGGACTGGAATGCGGTTGAGAATCAAGCGAAAGCAATAAACCGCATGACTATAGCTGTTCGCACAGCGTCGTTTGACCCGCAAATCGGGCCGAGAAATACAATAAACACAATGGCTATGATTCAGCGAATGATCTATACGTCGCCAACATTAGCACGAAAGTATCGAGCGACGTTCCCTTTCAAATGGAAAGCACCCACAGGCGACACTTTGCCAATCTGGCAGGGAGAAATGGTCGTTCCGTGGATTGTACCAATGCCGCAGGAAATATTGGAGTTTGGAGGTAGAAAACATGGCTGAAGAAACGACCCAAGAAACAATCAAGAGTAGTGCTAAAGTGGATGCTGCAGCAACAACCAGCCAAGTTATTTACTGTGGGCCATCGCTTCCCGCAAAATACGGCTTACAAAAACACACCATATTTTTAGGCGGTTTGCCTGACCATGTTGCTAAACTGGTTTCAGAAATCCCGGCAATTGGCATGCTCATAGTCCCGGTTGAAAGCTTAGTTGCAACAACTAAAGCGCTTAGGCGATCAGGCTGTGTAGAGTCAGCAAGCTATAAAGCAATAAAAAACGTTTTTAGAAAAGGAGTTTAGATAAATACGTAGAAATAAACACCAAAAAATGGAAAGGGGTGTTTGAGACGAGTAGTGCACAAAATAAAAATGACATGGTTTTTGTGAGCGGTGGAATGTTTATTATGGGAGATACATTCTGCGTAGGCTGTACTGATGCGCCGAAACACAATGTGACAGTCAATGGTTTCTATATTGGAAAATATGAAGTGACTATAGAACAATATAATGGCTACCGAGAGGCTATTAACAACAGCAATCGATTGGATGAAGAAAACGTTGATTCAGAACGTTCACAGTATCCGATTGGGGGAGTCTCTTGGTATGATGCGGTGGAATATTGCAACTGGAGAAGTGAAAAGGAAAAGCTTACGCTAGCCTATTCTGGTACAGGGAGCAATGATATAGCTTGTGATTTTTCGACTAACGGTTATAGATTGCCGACTGAAGCTGAGTGGGAGTATGCTGCTAGAGGCGGTATTCACTATAAGGATGGATATTGTTATAGTGGAAGTAATACTGCTAGTGAAGTAGGATGGTATTCAATATCGAGTGCACAACCTATTGGCGGGAAAAATCCTAATCAACTAGGAATTTATGATATGAGTGGTAATGTTATGGAATGGTGCTGGGATTGGTATATGGACGATTATTATAAAAAGGGAGAAAATAATAATCCCAATGGGCCTAAATATGGTGATGAAAAAGTAGTGCGAGGTGGGGAGTATGGAAATGGAGAAGGCTGGTTATATGTATGTAATCGGTTACATCTTTTTCGACGGCACACGTCGAATGGAGTAGGCTTTAGGTTGGTAAGATCAAATTTGTAATTTTATAGCTGCTTTTACATTAATAACTGGTTGTGACCTTAAACAGAAGGTCTAATATGGTTATAAGCAGTTTGTGGCGAAAAAGCATAGCCTAATATACTGCAATAAATGCCGGGACAAATATGGTTCTGGCTTTTTTTATGAAAAAGAACATTTATTAAATGATTTATAAAAGAAATCAAATGAACGATATAATCGAATTGTGAGGAGGGATAACGTGAGTTTTAAACATGGGATTTACGTTTCAGAGGTGTCAACCAGCATCGTTCCACCGACGTCGACTGATGCGGGGATACCAGTAGTAATTGGTACAGCGCCGATCAACTTAGGCGACGATCCAAATGCAGTAACCAACGTACCAATTCTTTGTGAAACCTACGCGGAAGCGGTAGCGGCGCTGGGGTATAGTACGGACTGGGATAATTATACGTTGTGTGAGTTTATGTATTCTCACTTTCAATTATTTGCCGTTGCCCCAGTGGTATTTATTAATGTCCTTGATCCTACCTCACACATTACCTCAATTTCAAATGCAAGCGTGACATTATCGTCCGGGGCGGCCACAGTCGAGGTTGCTGGCATCTTGCTTGACAGTTTAACCGTAGCGCTGACCACCGGCGGAACCGCGCTAACGGTCGACACGGATTATACGGCATCTTTTGATGATGATGGTTACGTAGATATTGCCTATATCTCAGGCGGGGCGATAACCTCTGAGTCGGCGACAATTTACATCAGCTACAATAAGCTTGATCCTTCTCAAGTAACATACTCCGATATTATCGGCGGTGTCAGCACTTCGACCGGCGCGTACACTGGCCTTGAATTAATCAACCATGTCTATCCCTTGCTTAGAGTGGTGCCAGGACAGATCTGCGCGCCATATTGGTCAACTAAACCAGCGGTTGCTGCTGTCATGGAGGCTAAAGCCGCATCCATCAATGGGATATTTAAGTGCATTGCCTTAGTAGATATTCCCACAGGCACCGTCACTAAATACAGTGCCGCGCCTGCGTGGAAGGAAGATAACAATTATACATATGCCAGGCAGGTGGTTTGTTGGCCGAAAATAAAGCTAGACGATTATGTATTTCATATGTCAACCCAGGTGGCTGGACTAATTGCACTATTGGATAGCGAAAACGACGATATTCCCTATGAAAGTCCGTCGAATAAGAGCCTGGAAATGGACAGTCTGGTGCTCGAAGACGGAACAGAAGTAACCTTGGCGCTGGATCAGGCAAACTACCTGAATGGGCAGGGGATTGTTACAGCGCTAAACTGGATTGGCGGCTGGAAATTGTGGGGCAATCGCACTGGGGCCTATCCAAATAATACAGATCCCAAAGACGCCTTTATAGCTATTCGGCGAATGTTTGACTGGCAGGCAAATGAGTTTATTCAAACGTTCTGGAGTAAGGTGGACAAGCCAGTAAATCGGGTGTTCATTGAAGCAATTCTGGACTCTGAGAATATCCGGTTGAACGGACTTGCGTCAAGGGGATATATTCTTGGTGGCCGGGTGGAATTTTTGTCGACGGAAAATGCAACGACTGACCTTGAGGATGGAAAAATAACTTTCCACACCTACATTACTCCGCCGACTCCGGCTGAGGAAATTTCTGATACGTTGGAATACGACACCGATTATTTATCAACGCTGTTCTCAAGTAGCACAAGTTCGTCGTAAAGGAGGGAGATAAGTGAGCGTTTTACCTGAAAATATGGTCAGTTATATGGTCTATCTCGATGGCGATAAACTGCTGGGCACGGCTGGTGTGGATCTTCCGGGTCTCGATGCTTTAACGGAAAAAGTTAAAGGAGCGGGGATTGCCGGTGAAGTAGATGCTCCGGTACTTGGTCATTACGCAGAAATGGGACTCACTATAAGCTGGCGAACCATCACGGCGAACCTTGCTATTTTAGCCGCCCCAGAAGCCCATGCCATCACCTTTCGCGGCAGCCAGCAGACCTATGATTCTTCGGAAGGAACTTTTAGCACGGTGCCGGTAAAAATTATTGTTAAGGCCACGCCCAAAAAGACGTCTCTCGGCAAACTGGTTGTGGCCGGTCAAACCGATTCTAAAAATGAGTTTGAAGTCAGTTATATCAAGATCTATGTCGATGGTGACGAGCTTCTTGAAATAGATAAATACAATTTTATCTGCACGATTGACGGAACCGACTACCTTGAGAGCGTGCGCAGTGATCTCGGAATGAGCTAGGAGGATAAGTGATGGAAAAATTGGTACTGAAAAAGCCATTAGAGTATGAAGGCAAGAAATATGAAGAACTGCAGTATGATTTAGACAAGCTTACTGGCGATGATTTACTTACCGCCGAGGCAACAGTTAATAACGCGGGCATGCTTGCTCCGGTTATTGATTTATCCAAGGCTTATCAAGCGGCAGTTTTCGCTCGTGCGGCTAAAATTGAGTTTCCAATGATGCGAAAACTGTCAGCTAAGGATTTTACCGAGGCAACAGCGACGGTAATGGCTTTTTTTGGCGAGTAGGACTGAAAAAACTACCAGGGCAGATGTTGCAGGGGGTTTGCCTTGAACTTTCCCGGTCCGAAAATGCATCTTTGGAGTATTGGATGGCGATGTCCATAGAAAAATTGGTTCTATGGCTTGACTTTATAAGGGAAAACCATAGAAGGGAGGGATAATTTTGGCGAAAGTATATCAAATTGCTTTTCAATTGGCCGGAAAATTAGGTTCGAACTTCGGCTCTACTTTTCTCTCGGCGCAGAAACATATCAGTGGTTTAGACCAGCAAATTAAGAAATTGAAGCAAGATATGAAGGGTTCTGGGGCCAATAAGGGGCAATTACAAGCGGAAATAGATGGTTTACTGGTGCAAAAAGCCAAATTTATAGCTGCTCAAAACGCTGCCGACAAGTTTAAAAAGTCGACAACGGAGGCTTTTAAGGCAGCTGCGATTACTGCCGGAGTTGCGACAGCTGTAGTTACTGGGTATTATGCCAGTGCTATGAAGCTGGCCAATGGTGTCATGGAACATGCAAAGCATGCCCAAACCGCCGCCAAAATCGCCGGGGTCAGCGCCGCGTGGTATGAAAAGATGAGCTATGTCGCTAAAGCGGCTGGGGTTAGCGCCGAGTACTTTGACAAGTCCCTTGGGAAAATGGTCATTAATCTTGGTGAAGCAAAGCGCGGAAACAAGGAAATGCTTACCGTGTTCTCACAATTAGGCATATCGGCGCAAGAGTTGCAACGAATGAGGCCTGAACAGGCATTCCTGAGGATTACCCAAGGCTTGAATGGAATAAATGATGCGGCAGTGCGGACTGATTTAGCGAGAAAAGTTTTTGGCAAGATCGGAACAAGTATGATTCCCCTGACCAAAATGAGTGTCGAGGAAATTCGAGCGCTTGAAAAAGAAGCAAAACGTATGGGGATTGTACTGAATGACTCAGCCTTAGAGCAGGCTAAGGGTTATCGCTTAGCTAAAAATAAATTCGATGCGGTGTGGGCTGGAACGAAGCTTGGAATTGGTCAAGCGCTTCTGCCTGGATTAGCAACTGGTATGGAAAATATATCGAAACTGGCGGTCAAGTACCAGCCGGCAATTAGAAATTTTGCTAAAGACCTTGGCCAAGGGTTTAAAGATGCTACGCCAGAACTTTCAAGGACAGTAAAATTAATGGCTCGGCTGGCAAGTATGGCTTACCGTGGAGCAAAGATAGTTTCGAATTTAATTGGCGGGTTTCATAACCTGGTCTATTTTGCAGCGGCTTGGATTGGGCTAAAAATGGCTGTAGCACTATTCAATACAGGAAGGGCTATGTTAACGGCAGGAAGAGATACATACAAATTAATCGGTCATATTCGGAATCTCCATATTATGACGACGCTGGCGAATGCAAGAATGAAAGTCATTGCTTTTACTACCAAAGCGTGGGCTGCGGCGCAGCGGGTATTAAACTTTGTTATGAAGGCTAACCCGATATTGAGGGTAGTTATGGTGGCGATAGCTCTTGGCACGGCGGCAATTTGGGTCTATAAGAATTGGGATAAAGTAAAGGCGTATTTCAGTAATTGGAATGGAGTAATAGATGCAATCGGCAGTTTTATCGAAAACGTGAAAAACCTATTTGTGCCGTTGTTTAACTGGATATCAGATAAGTGGAATGCGATAAAAAATGCATTTAGCAGCGTGTCTTATGCAGGCAGTTACCCAAACGGAGCACCAGCGATGCCCGGGTTTCCTGGTCATGCGACCGGCGGCATTTTTAACCGAGAACATATCGCCAGGTTTGCCGAAGGAGGTAAGCCGGAAGCGGCTATTGCTCTTGATGGGTCTAGAAGGTCAAAAAAAATATGGGCGGCAGCCGGTCAAGCGCTTGGGATGGGCGGACAGCGGGGTGGAACTGGTCCGATCAGTATAACCCAAGTATTTAACATAAACGGCGGCAGCCAAGCGGAGGTGGAAGCCGGGGTTAATCAGGCAAACAGTAATTTACTCCGGCAAATTGAAGCCTTAAAGAGCAATGAGGAGCGACTTAGCTATGTCTAGCACCTATAAAACAAAACAAGGCGATATGTGGGATTGGATTGCGTATTCCCAATTAGGGGATGAGCTCTATATGGATGACCTTATTGCGGAAAATATAAAATACCGGGAAGTGGTTGTTTTCCCGGCGGGTGTTACCCTTACCATTCCAACAATATCAACGCCGGTGGGCAGTAGTTTGCCGCCATGGAAGCAGTCAACATGACTACAACAGTAAGACAGGCATCGGTTAAGATTATCTATGATGCCAAAGACATTACGAAAAATATAGCACCGTTCCTCTTAGATTTCGAGTACACCGACAATGAATCCCATAAGGCTGATGACATTCAACTTACCCTAGAGGATAAAAACCAGTTGTGGATGTCCGAATGGATGCCGACGAAAGGGGACACCATCACAGCATCGATTATAGTAGAAAATTGGTTTAATCCAGGTGAGTCGTTGTCCCTTCCTTGCGGCACCTTCAGTGTCGATGAGGTGGAATTCTCTGGGCCGCCGCATATTATCCGGATTAAAGGAGTATCGGTACCGACTTCAACAGATATTCGCGGTCAGGCAAAGACGAAGGCTTGGGAGAAAATAACCCTGGAAAGTATCGCCGAGGACATTGCAAGTTTCGCCAGTTTGACACTGATGTATGAGTCGGACACCAACCCCCAGTATCTACGAATTGATCAGGTAGAAACCTCGGATTTGGCCTTTTTGCAAACACTTTGTGAAAAAGCCTGTGTAGCCTTAAAGGTAACGGATAATAAAATTGTTATATTTGATGAACGAACCTATGAAGAAAAAGATTCGGTGCGGACAATTAATCGCAAGGGCGGCGATGTCATTTCGTTTTCATTAAAATCAAAAACGGCGGGCACAGCAAAGGCGGCTGCTGTTACTTATTCAGATCCACTCACGGGAAAGACTGTATCGGGTACATATACTGATTCAAACCAAGAATCGGGAGTAACAATTAACGTTAATGATTGTCCAGACGGCGATTATGATGACGAACTTGCTAGTACGGAGCTTGATGAAGCGGATGAGGAGGAGTGAAAATAGTGGCTGACGACGAGGAAGAATTAGTTGCCGAGGAAACTGATGAAGAATTATCGGAAGAAGAATCCGAGGTTGATGAAGACAACTCAGATGATAGTTCAGATAGCTCGAGTGAAAGTTCAACCGGTATTACACCGGCAAAGATGGCTAAAAACGCTCTCAGAAAAGCCAATAAACAAGAAAACACCGGCAGCATAACACTGGTCGGTGATCCGCGCTTAGTGGGTGGGGTAACGGCAACACTAAAAAACTTTGGCTCTTTTGACAGTAAATACATCATTTCCAAGGCGGTTCATCGTATTTCTGGAGGCTATACGACAGATATAGAAATAAGGAAGTGCCTCGATGGATATTAATAGTGTTTTCGGCAATCGCAAAGGATCTGGAAAAGATGAAGCCTTTCAAAACATGCTCCGCTATGGCAAAGTTTCGTCAGTCAATTCGAAGCTGCATACTGTAAGGGTGGCATTTGCCGATAAAGGTGGAGTCGTTTCCCATAGTCTGCCGGTATTGATTCGTGGATCATTGAAAAATAAACATTATCACTTGCCGGACGTCGAAGAAGACGTCCTTTGTGTATTTCTGCCCAACGGAATCCAACGAGGCTTCGTGCTTGGCAGCTTTTATAACGTTAACAATTCACCGCCGGTAGCTTCGGCAGATAAAGAACATGTTACGTTCAGCGATGGCACGATTGTGGAATATGACCGGTCTAGCAGCACAATGACGGTTGACTGCATAGGTACGATCAATATTACAGCAGCTAATGGCGTTACTATAGCCGGAAACGTTACGGTTACCGGTAGTATAGCGGCCAGTGGCGATGTGACCGCAGGAAATATATCTCTCGAAGCTCACGTTCATAGTGGCGTTGCGTCTGGCGGCAGCACAACTGGCGAGCCGGAGTAGGGTGGTGGAATTTTGGCTATAGGCAGCCTAGGAGATATTACGTTTGAAGTTTCGAGAGATAAGGTCTTTACTTTTGATGAGCTTAGACGTGATGTCAAAATGAGATATGCTAAACATGAGATAATTGGAAATAAACCAATTTTAGAATTGGTCGGCCCTGATCTTAGTGAAATAAAGTTCAAGATGATATTGTCGGCATCAATGGGTGTTAATCCTCTCAAAGAAATGGACGCAATATATACCGCATACACTAACGGTGAGGCTATGGTTTTGATGTTGGGAAACTACGTCATTGGTAATTATAAATGGGTGATTAGTGACTTTTGTGAGGGGTATTCTGCGATCGATAACCTAGGAAATGTGTGGCGGTTGGAAGTCGATATTACGCTGCAGGAATACGTTGAGCAGATCGGCGACTCAACATCTTCAACAACGACGACGTCCACAACCACATCAACTACCTCATCATCTGATACCGATAGTACAAGTATTAGTGGCGATGGGGATGGAGGGGAAAACCCGACATTGGGGTGATATATATGGATGAATATTTAGTAACTGCTTCGACAGGAACGATAAATTTCGGGGCAATCGGAAAGGAAGAAATACTGCAAAATGTGAGATATATCATTAACACGCCGAAATATTCCGTTCCGCTAGCTCGGGAGTTTGGGATTGATTTAACC